GTTGATGACGGGGCCGTTGGCGATGTTCAAGGCGTTCGCGGCCTGCGCGATGGCGTTGGTGTCGCCGCCCTGGATCGCCTGCTGCAGCGCCTGCTGCAGCGCGGTGATGGTGGCCATCAGGTCACCACGCCAGCACCCGGTACTGCACCGTGGAGGTGTCGGTACCGGAGGTGGACTTGATCTGGAACGACGTCCCGGCGGTCTTCGCGGCGATGTAGAGCGCGCCGGGGGTGCCGCCGACGGTCACGCCGAGCACCTGGATCACCGAGTTGGCGGTGGTCTTGACGTTGGCGACCGTGACGGCCCCGGCGACCAGGGTGGCGGTGCCCACCGCGACGACGCCGATCGGCTGTAGGCCGGCCCACGCGGTGACCCCGTCGCCGATCTTGAGGACGTTCGTGTCGATCTCGTAGCCGGGCTCGGACGCGGCCAGCACCTTGGCGTGCGCGATGGCGTTGGCGTTCGTCCCGGAGCGAATGGTGATCGGCATCAGAGAGCCCCTCCGGTCACGTCGTAGGCGGCGCTGTCGACGAGGTTCTGGTACTGGGTGACCCCGTCGCCGACCCGGATGGTGCCGCGCGTGGTGTCCTTGCAGGACTGCCCGTAGTCGGGCACGAGGGTGGCGCAGACCGTCCACTCGGCGGTGCTGCCGGCCCGGGAGCCGTCGGCGCGCACCTTCATCGGCGCGCTGTTGAGCGTGGCGTAGTAGGTGCTGTCGTCAGGCACGACGGCCCCTTTCTGGTCGTTGAGACGGTCGTTGCCCTATAGCAGGAATCCGTTGTTGATCAGCTGACGCTCGAGGTCCTCGCGGCTCGTGGCGGTCTTGACGATCTCGCCAACCGTCATCCTGGGAGCGGTCGCGAATCTGTAGGCGGCACGCACCGGCCCGGTCGGGGTGTTCCGGATGAACGGCACGCCCTGGCGCATCAGGCCGCCGTACCTCGCCGACGCGGCCAGCACCTCGGTGCGGCTGATCGTGAAGTTGCGGTAGACCCCACCCGGGGCGGCGCCTCCGGCGCGAGCGATCGCGCGGGCCAGCAGACGCGCGCCGGCGACCCCGCGCATCGTGGTACCGGTGGTGGTGTACTCGTGGCCGCCGGCGACGTACATGCCGCGGTGGGCGTTCACGATCTGTGCGAGGTCGGCTCCGGCGCGCAGTGCCACCATCTCCTCCTGCGTCAGGTCGGTGATCCGACCGGACGCGAGCAGCTCCTGTGGCGACGGCACAAGGTTCTCGCTGAGCGCCGTCGTCCCCTCATATAAGTGCTCATATTCAGGGGCGACTTCTTCATATGTTCTATCGCAGGGTAAATTTGTACAGTGACAATTAGGATGTCTTTCAAATCCCGAGGAATACCTATACCATCTGCCGCTAAGAATTCCACACCGTGAACAACAGAATGCACCGACAACTCTTACGTATCCGGAGATGTGATGCGTTACTGTCGCGACCTGCACCGCGTTCCGGGACGCATCGGCGACCTCGGTGTGGGCGTACATGCTCAACGCCGCCACCCCGGCCTGCCGGACCAGGTCCGGCGAGAGGCCTTGTTCGCGCGCGGACTGCGCGCGGGCGGCGGGGATGCCGAGCAGGTCCGTCACGTCCAAGCCGGACGCGGCCATCCCAGCGAACCCGCCGGGGTTGACCATCCGTTGCGCCTGCCCCCCGACGCCGGGCAGCACGTCCTGGACCGCGCTCACGTACGGGTCGGCGGTGCTCGCTGCGGTGTACTGGGCCGCGGCGAACGCGCCCGCGGCGTCGCCGAGCAGCCCCTGCCAGGACGCCACCGGGGCGGCCATGTCGACCTGCCCCCACAGCGTCGCCAGGATCGCGGTCAGCCGGCCGGCGATGGTCCGGTTGGCGTGCTGGAGCTTCTCGGCGAGGGCGATGGCGGTGACGACGTCGGTGGCGGTCGGTGGCACGCGGGCCTCCTACAGCGACGTGACGTCCTCGTCCGGCAGTGACTCGAGGTGGTCCAACGTCCAGCGGACCCAGTTGCGTCGCTGGGTGGTGCTGACCGTGACGACCCGACGACGACGGCTGCCCGACCCGCGCTGGGCGAACACGGCGTAGTGCAAGCTCGTGCCGAGGGTCAGGGTGTCCTCGGAGGCGGTGTCGATACTGCCGGGGCCGCGGTCAACTAGGGCCGCCTCGAGCGCACCGGTGCGGCGCATCACAGCGGTGTCGTAGCCGTGCCGGGACTTCCACGCCTCGTACTTCGGGGTCAGCGGCGCCCACTTCCCGGCCCCGTCGGTGCGCCACAGTTGGCCCTCACCGGCCCGGTAGGACTTGCGGATCCGGGCGAAGACCGGCTCCCAGTCCTTGGCGGCGTACTCGATCCCGCGCAGCCGGGTCAGCACCCCGGACGTGCCGTACAGCTTCCGCTTGCCGTTGCTCGCGCCGATGAGGGTGACGCCGTCCATGCCGAGCCGGGTCAGTCGGGACTGCCCGTCGGCGCCGACCTCGTCGATCGCGATCCCGAGATCCATCACTCAACTCCCCGGGATCAGACTGTTCTGGGCGGCGGCCTGGTTGTCGTGCAGGATCGCCGCGACCCCACTGCTGGCCTGCCGGGTGACCGGCTGGATCCGCAAGGTGATCTCGACGTGGTGGGGGACGCCGGAATCAAGGATGCCGTGCCAGTGCTCGTCACGGCCGAGCACGTCCAGGGTCTGGCCCTGCCAGACCACCCGATCGCCAGCCTGGATATCCAGGTCGGAGCCGCGCCGGGAGTACAGCCGCCAGGTGTTCGTCGCCTGCACGCCGGCGTTGTCGCGGGTCTCGGTCGTGCTGGTGGGCTGGACGGAGACGCCGGTGATGGCCAGGGTGTCGGCGTTGGCCCAGTCCCGTTGCGGCCGGACGATGCCGGAGGTGGCGTCGCGCAGTTGGGGGGCGCGCAGCCGGATGACGGACTGGGAGAAGATCGTCGGCACGCCCGGTCCCCCCTCAGGTGAGTTGGATCGAGAACGCCCCACCACGGCGGATCATCACGGCGGACAGCTCCATCCGGATCCGGTCGACCAGATCCCGGGGTGCCCGGATCGACTCCCCGGCCCAGGTGACCGTGATGCCGCCGACCTGCTCGGACCGCAGGCCCTGCGGGTTGGTGAACAGGGTCACCGCAGTGGCGACGACGACCGAGTTCAGCTCAGGCGGGCAGGTCAGGTAGCCGTGGCTGTAGGTGACCTGGACCCGTGGACCCCACACGCCGACCGGGCGGACCGGGCCGTAGAAGCCCGCCCACCGGAACTGCATGTTCGGGTTCCACTGGCTAGTCCAGAGCTTCACCAGCCGGTCGTCCTGGCGGTACCAGGCGATCCCCTCGATGCTCGGGGTCAGCACGCCAGTGGTGGCCAGCTCCATCACGGTGACCGGATGCTCGGCGTCCTCAACGACGGGGCGCTCCGGCAGCACCAGGTAGTGCCCGTTGTGGCCGACCAGTTCGACGGTGTCGTTAGCGACGAACGTGAACCGCTGCCGAGCCACCGAGCGGACCAGCGCGGACGCCCGGTTGATCGCGTACTGGGCCATCCCGTGGTCGATGCTCGGGTCCTGCAGCGCGTTGGCCAGGTCCGCGACGGTGGCCAGCTCCAGTTCAGCCACGGCTGGCCGCCTCTCGGATCGTCAGAGCACGAGTAGTGCGGTGCGGCCCTTACCGGTGCGTTCCTGGGCCAGTACGGCGGCCTTGGCCTCGGGGTGGTCGCGCAGGTAGTCCTTGACCTCGGCGACGGTGTGCTCGCTGGGGTCGTAGTCGACGTCGGCGAGCACGGGCACCGGTTCGGCCTTGACGGGCGCGGTGACCTCGGAAGCGACGGCCTTGGCGACGAGGTCGGAGTGGGTCAGCCTGGCGTCGGCCTGGCGGGCGCCGGATCCCAGAGTCCCCGGAGCGGGTTCGGCCTTGGCCGGCTCCGGGGCGGGCTCGACGTCTTCCCAGAGGTCGGCCGGCAGGGTGGCCATCGCGAACGCGGCGATGTCGCCGTTGACGATCTCGTCCTGCGCGAAGTTGCGCAGATGCCCCGGCGGCACGTAGCACGGGGTGGCGCGGGTGAACCGCACGGTGGGCATGACAGTCCTTTCGATCTTCGTAGGGGAGGGGTCGAGGTGCCCTGCCGCCGGTCGCTTCCCCCCACGACCGGCGGCAGGACGATGTCACGTAGAGTCAGTCCGAGAATCGGACATGCCTACGCATGCTCGACAACCACACCCCGCTTGTAGAGCGCTGCGTCACCGGCCGCGTCGTACAAATCGGTCGGAACGCCGAAGCCGCCCACCGTCTGCCACGTGGTGCTGACGAGGTTCTGGAAGCGGTCCTGCGGCGGGCGCACGATCAGCGCGACCTCGACGCCGGTGGCAGGCGACATCAGGCTGATCGAGGGGACGTTCTCGATGCCGGTGCCGTTCAGCAGGCCGCCGAGGTTCTCCAGCGGGTTCCACGCCAGCGCGCCCTCGCCGACCACGATGCACCGGTTGACGTTCACCGACGGCTGGCCCGAGGCGACGCCGCCGGCGAGCAGCCGCGGCACCTCGTTGTTGACGATGAAGTCGATGCCGTTGATCCGGCCGATGGCGAGCTCGCGCCACACCGGCGACTCGACCTGCCCGGTCAGGGCGATCTTGAAGTCCGGGTCGGAGTAGAGCTCGTTCAGGGTGTCGGCGGTGATGAACGCGGTGTAGCCCCCGCCGATCTCCGGGACGTTCATCTTCTTCAGTCGCGCCCACGCCGAGCGGAACAGGCTCAGGGTGGCGATGTTGGCGCTGCCCAGGTCGTTGGCCGTCGAGCCGGTCGGCCGCAGCGACGCCGGGGCGTTCGCGGCGGCGATCG